TACGCCTGCCGATATGATCGGCGGGGCCTCAACACGCGCACGGCCATAAACCAATGGCACAGCGGCTCCCTCACCGGTCGGTTGCGGCCCGCTGATAATGCCGCTGGGATCGCCGGCAGGCTGCCGCAATTGCGGTGCCAGTGCCTCGCTCGCTCCCGCCATCATCAGCCATGTTCCGGCCCCGCCCAAAAGCCGGCTTCCCAGCATACCGCCCAGCTCGGCGCCGCTGGCCCCGGCCAGACTTTCACCAATGCTGGAAAATCCACTTGTCAGCCCCGCCTGCACCCCCGGCACAAATGACAGTCCCAGCAAGGTCAGCCCCAGCAGCATCTTGCCCTCGCCGCGCCCATGGCCCGAAAATTCTGGCACCAGATGAAGCTGCGTCTCGTCAATCGGTTCATCCATCGCTACCCCGTCAATGGCGTGCCACCGACTTTTTGGACCAGCAAACACAGCGAATCTGCCGCGCCGCAGGGCAGCTTCAAAGCCCGGACGCTGGACGACCAGCGCGTTGATCATCTCACGCGGCCGATTGACCATCAGCCGGTGCCGCACACCAAAAGTCGCCAGGCTGCCATGCAGCCATAGATACCGGTATTTTGGGCTCATTGATCCGCATCCCCGCTGTTGTTTCTTTCTGCCATTTTCGGGTGACGCGCCCAACAGCGCAGATACCGCTGCCACCGGGCCAGCGGCTCGCGGCGTGGCAGCCGTCCCGGCTCATACCCGGCACGGCCAGCCGGATGGTGCAGCACCAACCCGTCACCAAGATAGATCAGCGCATGATTGACCATCGGGCTCAGAATATTGGCCAGCGCCACATCCCCGGCTTGCGGGGTGATCTCGGCCGGGTGCCGCTCAAACCCGCTCAGCGCAAAATGCGCGTCAAACAGATCGCCGCCCTCTTGCCACCAGTTCCATTCGCGCGGCCGGTCGATCAGCGTGATGCTGTGATGCAGCCTGTACCAGTCACGCACCAGCGCATAGCAATCGCTTACCCCGTGCCGATAGCCGCGCCGGTCCAGCGACGGCATCACCGCATCCCCGAACCAGAACACCTCACCTGCCCCGGGCATATCCGGCGCCTTTTGATGCAGCCATGTCGGCAGGGCAATGCCCCAGACGCAGGCACCGGCCATAGCCTGTTGCATGTCATGGGCTGATGGCCATGCCGGCCCATGCGGGTGCGAATGAATGATCGCTGCCGGCGGCGGCAGTGCGGACAGGTCTGACGGGTCGATCAGGAAGATGGTGGCAGGATCCGCTGCCACATTCGCCAGCCTGTGATAGACCCAGCCCGTGCCACCTGCCGCCGCTGTGACCACGCCGCATATCTCGGTCCGCGGATTGGCATTGGCATGCACCATGATGGCGGCGTCAATTGCCGCACCAAAGGGCTGACGGTCTGGCAGAAAAATCATGCTCATTGCCGCACCAGCCCCGGAAACCCCAGAAACGGCATGACCTGCTGAAAGCGTTTGCTGCATCCGGTCCTGATGGTCAGCGAACAGCTGTCCTCGGACTGGTTTCGTGTGGGCGCGCCGTCAGCGCGATAGGTCTGCGCGCCTGTATAGGGGCATGTCACGCCCGCGTAATCGAATCTTCGTCGTTCTGCGTCCCATCGGCGATAGCGGTGCTGGCAGATATCACGCATCATCACCCGTGATGGATATTGCCGGTGTTCAAGACTGGCTGCCGCCACCAGTTCGATGCGCAACAGCGAACGGTCAAGGCGCGCGATACGGTCGATGCTCCAGCTTTCAACCGGAAAACAGCTGCCACCGGCATTGGGTTGGTCCAGCTCGCTGGCCAGCGTGATGATCCGGCGCACATGCTGACCGCGCATCTGATTGCCATCCAGCGCCTGGTCAAAGACCTGTGACAGATTTGACAGCTCCAGAACCGGATGGGCTGGCGGCCCTTCGGCGCTCCAGGCGAACCCTTTGGCAGCAAGGGGATAGGCCGAATAGCGATGATTGTTGAACTGCACCCCGCCACCAACCGTGCCGCCTTCGACAAAGCGCAAGACTGCCAGGTCTGTGTCGATCTCGAACAGCGTGACCAGCCCGCTGGATGTATCACGCACCTGCTGCTTTGGCAGCGGCGAAGGAATGTTGGTGGCTGGTGCGGTCATGTGATGACTTTCTTGATTCTGGCTGCGGTTCAGTGATGGCAATCAATGCGTGTGGATGACTTCCGGGTGTTCACGACTGGCTCTCGGTGAAGAGGGCCGTCAGGCTGGCCAGATCGCCCGTAACCGGAGTGATCTGCCAGCTGCTGCAGACATAGAGGCCTCGCGTTCCTTGCGGTGGTGTCCACAGAAACGATGTCGCGCCGCCATGCGATCCGAGAAATCTGTCAATTTCCTCGATTTCGAAAGGGCTGCGATGACTGAAAAATACCGACCATTCCTGCAGCTGATGCGCGCCACCAAAGCGGGGCAGCCGCTGTACATGTCCACCACCAAAACGCATCTCCAGCACCTCGATCCGCCGCCGCATCGCGGTTGACCGGCTGGCTTCATAATCAGGGAATTGCCGTACCATCAGCCGGCCTCTCGTGCTGCTGCCAGAACACCGCCATCGCGCAGATGTTGCTGCAACCGGTCCTGAACGGCCTGGTCCAGCGCATCTCCAATGGCGTCCTGCAAGGCTGCCAGTGCAACCTCGCCGCCAGCGCCACTGAACGAACCGGCTTCATCCGGCATGGTGCCATCAAAACTGGCGCCGCCACCGATCTGCAGATTGATTGTCACTGGCGAACTGCCAGCCTGAGTCTGGACGCCTAAACGTCCGTCAGGCAGGCGCGTCAGCGGTAATACCGCTTCCGGCCCCGCCTCACCGCCAAGTGCCAGCATCGACGGCCCGTCAACGACGCCCCCGTCGGCAAGGCGCGGCACCGTACCCAGCAACCCGCCCAGCAAATCAGTCCCACCTGTTCCAAGATTAAATGTCTGTGCCAGCGTCCGCACCAAAAGGCTTGTCAGCATCTCTTCCATCTGACGTTCCATCTGGCCAAAACGTGCCACCAGCAGTGCTTCCATACCGCCGCCATCGGCCAGACGCCGCAGCATTGTTTCGATATCCGCAAGCCGCCTGTCCTGGGTCTTTCCTGTCGTTCGCTTTGTCATCCACTGGCCTCAATCCGGAACAGGCCTTCACTTGTCAGTTCGGCAACGCCATTGACGGCGATGATCGCTGGTGCTGTCGGGCTGGCAAGCAGGGTGTCGCGGCGATGCACACGCATCTTGTAGATCCGGAATCGCATCTGCGCGGCCCCGTCAGACAGCACCACCCGCACATCCATCGTCGCCCCGGCCATCGTCGCCCCGGCATCAGGTATGCCCAGCCCCGCATCATCGGCAAGACATTGCATCTCGATGGCAAGCACCAGCCGTCCCGGCAAGATCACTGCCGGCTGCGTTGCGCCCAATCTGAAATGCGGGGCCATGCCGGCGCGCGTCAGCGTCAGGCTGATACCGGCAAGGCGCGGTTGCAGCACTCTGCGCGTGTCATGTCCGTTACGTGGACGAGGGCGTGGGCGTGGATTGGCATCATCAAGTCGCAGCTCGAACCGGTCCACCTCTGCGCCCAGCGCCATCGGCATAGCGGGGGCGGCTGGTGTTGCCGGTCTGATGAGTGTCGTCTTGTCCTGCGACGCACCAACCAGGCTGGCCTGCAGCATGAATGTCTGGTCCGCCGCCGGTGCCAGTTGCAGGCGCTGCACCTTCACGCCGCTGAAGAATGCTCTGTGCTGCGGCGTGCCGTCCAGCGTTCGAACAAGGGTGAATGATGGCGGGGTTTCGGCAGCGGCAACTGTCAGAACCCGTTTCGAGAGTTCGCTAGCCCACTGATTGCCGGTAATCAGTGTCATCCATTGTTGAATTGCGCCGGTATCGGCGGGCGTGCTGATACGGCCTTCAACATGCGATCGCACCACCCGGTCGGGCGGGACAATGCCGGCATCATTCAACAATGCCTGCCCGCGCCGTTGCTGGACAAGATGCAATGTTTCACCCGACAGGCGCAGCGCCGCATAGCGACCAACCGGCGGTGTGTTCCAGACGGACTCCCTCGCCATCGCCATCGTGTAATTTCGGGCATTCCGAATGGTCATGCGCTGGGCCCTTCCTGCTGCCAGATGATCAGGTTGATGGTGGCATCGGTCAGCCACAGCTGTCCGGCCTGCCGCCCGGCCGCCACTTCCAGACCGCCAAAGCGCATGCCATCATGACTTTGATAGGACAGGGCCTCTGTCAGTCTGGCCAGCAGGTCATCACCATCCTTCATGCCGCCGCCCCACGGCACGGCGACGGTGAAATCTGCTTGCCCGCTGACGGGCTGATCAGCTCCCAGCAGGCGTTCATCCGCCTGGATCGACAGTGCCACTCTGATGTAGCCCCGGTTCAATGCCGGACCACGCACAGGCTTGTTCTCGAAAAAGATGCCCGTTTCGGGTGGCATTGCGTCTCTGAGCAACGCGGTCATGCTGGCCCGCAACTGGCCCGTTGTGATCATGCGCGGAGTCACTGGTGTGTCGGCTGTTTCGGCTGTTGTCATTGTCTTTGCTCCGGCGCTGCCGGCTGGTTTGCGGCGGCCCCATCATCTACTGATTGGTCACCTGCGGATTGGTCACCTGCGGATTGGTCATCTGTGGATTGGTCATCTGTGGATTGGTCATCTGTGGATTGGTCATCTGCTGTCCGCAGCATCAACACCTGATACAGCCGCACACCGACTGGCTGAGCCCCCGATGGATTTTGTGTCTGCGCCCGGGCCTGATCAGCCCGATCAAGCGGCACCGCGCTTTCGACCAGCCAATTGCCAGCCGCGCCGCGCACCACTGCACCATCGGGCGGCATGCCTTTGGGGGCCGGCACCAGCATCAAGGCTTCGGCCCGCATGCCTTCATTTGGCAGATCAGAATGACGCACTGGTGTAATCTG